ATCACACATTCCAAATATTTGCCAAAGTGCTGAAGGAACAGGTTTCAGGATATAAGAAGGTTGAGTCAAAAGGAGAGAAGATATGGGGTATGAGGAATGAACCTTTAGAGCATTGCTGGGATTATGCTCTCAACAAGAAACTCTTAGATATTTGTCAACTGGCATTAAAGGAGAGACATGGTCCCAATGTGATGGAACTCATCAGAAGGTCCATATACAAGGAATTATCAAGAATGAGGTTCTCTGACCTTTCCACTTTAAAAGCATCTGCCAAAGATTACATTGATGGCATAACACCACCCAATTTATCCTCAGGGATGACAAGGAAGGAATATATGGAAGAGTTCAAGAAGTTGAATAAAGGCTTAATAGGAAGAAGACCTAGGGTGATCACCCAATTAGTTCATGTGGTTGATGCCTACAAAAGGGATACTAAGGATGAGAATCCAACTGTGATGCGTGTTAGCACATGGTGTTTAAAGGTGCTGTTAACTAGGGGGTTCATTCTCTCTGACTTGTTTATTAAAGATCAGCACAATGGGGTAAGAGAAATCCATGTCTTAGAGATAATGGCTAGAATAATACAGTTTGTTGTCGAGAGGATAGCCAAATCAATTTGTAGATATTTTGAGAATGATTCAGTGGTCAATCCAGAATGCAAAAAAAGGTTTTACAATGATCATGAGAAGGAAGCTGACACTCTCATAGGGAGACATTTGACCCTGGGTAAGTCAGCAGATGCATCAAAGTGGTGTCAAAGGAACCATGTTAGCCAATTTTTTGTTGATCTTTGTTATTTTGCCCCAAAGGAAATGCACAAATTCATTTACTGTATGTACTATTTATGGACTAAAAAACGCATTGCACTATCTCCAGAACTCATTGATAACTTGGACAGGAATAGACATGTGTATAGTAGTAACCCTGATTACCTTTACATGCGTGAAGCATTCCACAAGGGAATGAACCCATTCCTGGAATCAAGAGGGACAATAATTGAAGTTTGTTTTGGCATGTTCCAGGGATTGTGTCATGATGCTTCATGTTTAAAACATGATATCCTCCAGTTAGCATGGAAAAGATTGACCCAGGCTTTCATGAGTGATGTGGTTAAATTGCCAAGCCAAATCACAGTTATCCAGGGGAGTGATGATTCTGGTGCTTTGATGTCATTACCACATTACAATGCTGGATTAATCCTCCTGGGCACGGGACTACTATGGTGGAAGGAAGAGATTGGCAAGTATTTGAGTATCTGGCCTAGCACTGCCAAATCCTCTGTGGGTACAACAAATATGATAGAATATAATTCTGAGTGGTTTGTTAATGGCAGAAACATTAAGCCAGTTTTCCGATGGAACAGTGCCTGTCTAGAAACATCTTTAGTTGAGAGGTTGCCATCAAGGGTGGAACAATTTTACAACTCCTTAAGTCAGTCCTTGGAAACGGGTTCAAGTTTACTGCTTTGTTCCATGATACAATTATGTCAGGCACAATTGCATTACAAATTGGTTGGCCTAGACACACACTTATTGAGCAAGAAAGTGCTATCTGAATTTGGCAGAACAAAGAATGTTTCTCTTGGCTATTTCCCTCTTGAGATAGATCAGACTGCTGGATTAACTGGTTTTGATTATCAATTATATCTACTATCTAAGAAGGGTGTTCAAGTCAACAACTGGGAAATAGAGAGACGCAATGAGGCAAGTACAATACAATATGATTCTAAGATAGACAAGATCATTAGAGTTGGACTAAGGAATTATACTGTCAAGTTTTCTAATGTGCAGAATTATATAGAAGTATTGCAGAAAACAGGGCTGCCCAAGCTTGCATCTGTCATCAAGAAAATATCTGATCATCCTGAGTTGTTGTATGCTAATCTCAGGACTTGGGAACAGGAAGAGCTGAAAATGATATTCATGTTAGAGAACTCATCAGTTAGGGCAAGTCTTTCATCTCATCAACCTACTGCCAGAATGATGGCTGCCAGTGCTTATATAATTAATACTCCTTGTGTGTTAGCCTACAGCTCTGCTGATCAACCCATTAAAAGGAGCTTACTGTCCTGGCTGGAAAGTTCAAAAACCCCTTTAGAGTTGGATGGAACAACAACTTCAGAGGATGAAGTGCCTGTCTGGTTTGCACATCAAGATCAGTATGAGGAGTATACAAGGTTCCTTAAATTGCTTCAAGGCAATGTTTCTTACCAATCAGTTGGGATGAGGAGATCTTCGAGGGTTGATGTCCTGGTTTGGGGAGACAAAACCAGTGTCGAAGTGCCTCTAATTGACATGTTGAAGAGGAAGTGGTTCAACC